ATGAAACCCGATATATCTTCCTTTAATGACGCTGCCCAGGTTGAGCGGCTCATTGACAAGTATTTCGTCCGCATACAGGGCAAATATCACCTTGAACAAAAACCGATTAAAAACAGTAAAGACAATGCAGAAACTATTGAACACAAAGTTTGGGACCGTGAACCTGAACCGGCGACCCTATCAGGGCTGGCCCTTGCCCTTGGCTTTAACAGCAGGCAGGAGTTTAACAATTATATACAGAACGGCAGGTTTGCACCAGCTCTTAAACAAGGGATTTTACGTGTAGAAGCCTGTTATGAAGCTCATTTGCATCAAAATACAACAGGGGCAATGTTCGCGTTAAAAAATATGGGATGGAACGAGAAATGCGAACCGTCACCAACCAACACAGAAGCCGGAAACATATTAAATGTAAAGGTCTTCAACTCGGGCCCTCCCCCTGCCGACAGCGAAAAAGATGTACAACTATAACACAGGAGCCCCATGTACACTTGGGCTACCGGATTAACAATTAATAACAATGACCAATGAAGAAACAAGCCCCGATATTACATCAAAGGAGCCTGAAGGCTTTCAGTGTTCTATCCTGTTCAAACAAAATTATCAGTCAACCGCGCATATAGTAATTAACCAGGGAGGCACCAGCAGCGGTAAAACATTTGCCATTGAGCAGGCGCTGTTTTGTATTGCAGGCGAAAGTCCAAAGCAGGTAATAACTATAGTTGGGCAGGATATTCCCAACCTTAAAGCAGGTGCAATGCGCGATGCATTGAATATATTTAACTCATCGCCGGTATTACAGGCAAAAATTAAAAACTACAATAAAAGCGACCGCATTTTCGAATTTCTGAACGGCAGTATAATCGAGTTTAAAAGCTACGACAACAGCCAGGACGCGAAATCCGGCAAGCGCGATTATCTGTTTATAAATGAAGCCAATGGTTTGACATGGGATGTATATACAGAACTGGCGTTACGCACTAAAAAACGTATTTTTATTGATTACAACCCCAATACAGGTTTCTGGGTACACGAGCACTTAATTGGCAAACCAGGGGTACAGCTCATCGTATCCGATCACAGGCACAACCCGTTTTTAGCTCCTGAAGTGCGAGATAAAATTGAAGCGCTAAAAGCTGTTGACATTGAATTATGGAAGGTATATGCCCGGGGCTTAACCGGCAAAATAACAGGCCTCATATTTAATAACTGGTATATCTGTGAATCTGTTCCTGCAGATGCGCGTTTGATAGCCCTCGGTTTGGATTTTGGTTTTACCAACGACGAAACCGGGTGCCTTGAACTATACCAGCAAAATGGCGAACTGTGGGCTAATGAGTTGTTTTATGAAACGGGTTTAACCAACACGGATATATCGACAAAGCTAAAAGAGGCGGGTGTAAATATTAACAACGAAATTATTGCTGATAGCGCCGAGCCCAAATCAATAGAAGAGTTAAAGCGCCTCGGATGGCGCATTACCCCTGCAAAAAAAGGCGCAGATAGTGTTAAAAATTCTATCGATATTCTTAAACGCTACAAAATAAATGTAACCCGCAACAGCGTAAACCTGCGCAACGAGCTTAACCGTTACAAATGGCGTGCAGATGCAACAGGCAAAACGGTTAATGAACCAGTTGATTCATGGAACCACTTAATAGATCCGTTAAGGTATATCGCCCTCAATAAATTAAAAATACATAATGCCGGAAAACTTCAGTCACGCCTTCCGCACCAGCCAGGCAATCAGCAAATAAGCGCATTACACGGGCTTATCTAACATCGATAATTATTCACAAAACCTATACAGGCTTTATAGCTATGACAGAACGAATATTAAAAACCACCGAAGGCAAACTGCAGATCCAGATGCCAACACAGTTAAATGAAGTAACCCTTGGCCAAATGATGGACTTACAGGCTAAGCCGGATATAACAGATATCGAGGCTATCAGCATCCTTTCGGGCATACCGGTTACTGAGCTTCAGAACATTAAAAACTATGATGATCTGCACCAGTTTGGTGATGTAGTGCTTTCATTATCCTACCAGATCAAATATCTGTACAACAGTAATGAGATCCCTAAAGAAGTAGTTTTTACAGTACCTGGAACTGATGGAACCTCACCCCAAACAACAAAAGTAAAAGTAATGCAAAACCTTTCGGTTGAACCGGCCGGCGCGTTTATGGCTGCACGCGATATCATAGCCGAAGAAATAAACACCCATATAAAAACATATGGTGAAGATGATTGGCAGGAACATTTTAATCCTTCATTAAACGCCTGCTGCCAGGTATTGGCTCAATACTTCTATTGCCGGGCGACAGGCAAAAAATACAATGAATACAAAGTGGAAAGCTTTATAGACGAAGTTAAAAAACTACGGGTAACGGAGGCGCTGCCCATCTCAAAGCATTTTTTTACTTGTTATCCCAGCTTATCGATACCGAAAACAAGCTTTTGGCATCGGCTCCTACCGCGCTTGAAAAAAGAGCGGGCATCCAATCGTTCGAAAAATTCAAATACATCAACACTGTAAATTCACTAACAGGCGGCGATATTACCAAATGGCACCTGATCATGAGTATGCCATATGAGCGGGTACTTACCAAACTACTGCTCAACAAAACCGAAGCCGAATATCAAAAACGATATAGCGAGCTATCTCAAACTACAATCTGAAGCGCCTTATCCCTGCAAGGCTATTAAACACCAAATCTCACCCCAAACCAGGGATCGGGGCTTTAATTATTATGCGTAACCAAATAGAAGCTATTGTACAAACACTCACCGGCAGTCCGGCATTTGCCTATGGCACCCAATCCGAACTGAATACCCTTGCAGATGATGTCACTTTTCCCTGCGTATTTCTTTACCCGCTTCAACCTATTGAAGTAAGTCCTCAGGTTAACGGCTCTGTTGATAACACCTTTACCATCTACATAGAATTTTTATTCAAAACAGATTTTGGACAGTTTACTGCGGAAAACGAAACCTACATCTCGCAAGCACTGCACCTCGCTAACCAATTTGTAGTAAACGCTTCAAAATACCGCGAAGGCGAAGGCCGGTACTTCAGGGTCAAAGCGGGGCAAAAAGCCAAATGCGTACCGGTTTATAACAAGTTTGATGTTAACACTACCGGTGTTGGCTTAACCATTACACTACCGACCATGTATTTTGACGTTTTTTAAATCCCACATTCTAACTAACAAAAAATGAGTATAACAGCCACAATTAATGAAACAATCAGCTCAACAACCTATCCCGATCAAAACGGAGGGCAGATTGACCAGGGGGATGTTTTCATCAGCATTATTGATACCAATACCTGGCAACCCACCAATGGTAATAATTGCGAAGTAACGTATCAGCGTAACGAAAACGGATATACGGGCAACTTCACCGTTATTGTAGCCGGGCAATCATTCCCACTGTATTCAGGGGTTATCAGAGATTACGAATACAGCCCCCAGGGCGATATGATCCGGAGCAATTATGTATCGTTCAGCATAATTTCCGTGAAACCCGGAGATAATCCATCCACTAATCCTTCTGTATGTGATTTGAAGATAAATTACATAGATATCAACAAGATCGAGTCGGCACCGGGAGCTGCCGACGCTCAGATTACCGTCAATGCAAGTTCAAGTTTTGCAGCCATACAATATAGTATAGATATGGGGGCAAACTGGCAAACCTCGCCCGTTTTTACTAACCTGAGCGGTGGACTAAAACATGTGTTGGTAAAAGACAGCAACCCATTGAGCTGTACAGATACGGCTGAGATCAGCATTTCAACATCCACCAACCTGTTAACCGGCGATCCTTCGGTAATGCTTCCCGATGGTCATATTTCACGTTGGAATGCGGCGTTTAATCCCATTGTGTTTACCTATCAAAGAAAAGATTTTACAATTAAAAGCATAGCAGCCGATAGCGGACAAGGACACGCTAACATCAGCGTTAATACCAATTTCAATGATCCCAATACAGGTTTACCAAAGGTGAAAGTCGGCGATAAGGTTTATATAAATACTACTGCATATAAAGGTGTTTATACCATTGAAAAGGTAATTGGCACCAATAGCATAGTAATAAACACACCTTTTACAAGTAATGACAATACCGGTTTTATTAATATAAACAGCATGTATCCCTATTATGAGCTGCATACACGAATTACTTATACAGATCCGCTCACCGGTATACAATCAACCATAAAATCAGTAAACCGGCCTGATAATACAGGGTTAATAAAGGCAGACCTGTCAAATTTTTTACAGAGTTTGTTACGCCCTGCCGACAGCAGCGACTATAACCAGGCCAATTATTATGATACCAATCTTTGTACCGGTTACACAATTGAGTACGCGCAGCATTACGACGATGGATCGGCCGAGGGATTTACAACCAGTTTCAGTCAAATTCAACATCCATATTATGTAGTTTATGCAGCCAAACAGCTTGGGGATAAATATGGCGGTAATTTAGCGGCTTATGTACCCAACGTTAATACACCCGCACTGTGGATAACAGATTTCAAAGAGCCTGCATACTCCGCCGGATATCCGTTTGACATTGGGTTTATTTATACCGATGAGATGACAAACCTCCAGCCCTATTGTATGCTTACCCTGCTGGATATTAACCGGAACATACTGCCGGGCGGTTCTGAACCTGATTATCTGCAAAACGAAGACAATTCCTGGATCCTGAATGAAGATGGCAGTAAATTTAGCATTGGCAACCAAACATCTTTTACAATGCCATTAGCGGGTCCGGTTGGCCTGCACCGGTTTGTGGTTAATGCCAATTTCCCGCCCGAAGCTTATTATTTTAATATCCAGATCAGGTATGACGACGAAAATGGCACACATTCATTAACCAGGGCACAAACCGTAAGGATTGATGATGCTGTTGACGATAACTCCATATACCTTAGATGGGTCGGACTTAGCGGTTCCTGGAACTACTATCGTTTTGTTTTCAATCAGGAAATAAGTCTTGACGTTCAGAATGCGGTTATCATCAAAAACTTTGTACAAAACTGGCAAACCCAGGAAGGAATTGAAGAAGTGATCAGCAAAAGTGCAGGGCAAAAAATGAAGGTTATGGCCGAAGACCTGTCAGTAAATGACATCCGCGGACTACAGTCAATAAAGTATTCGCCCAAAGTACAGATGCTGATCAATAAAAACCCTATCAGGTGGCAAACCATAGTTATAAACACTGCTACCTATAGCGAATATGAAACCCGCAACGGGCAGGCTCCATTCAGTCTGACATTCAATATGCCTTCAGTAAATATTCAAACCCAGTAGTTAACTATTCTTTCGCAAAACTAATGTTATCAATACCGTAGTAATGATCGCCATTAATAGTTACCCTACTTTCATAACTTACCTCAAGTGCGTTTTCGGTAAGTGTATTAATAGTGTAAGTGCCCTCGTAAAATGCCGGTGTCGTTTTGCTAATTGTTAATACTTTACCATTCAAAGTATATTGATATATAATAAGTGCTGTTTCGCCCGATGGGGTCAGATTTGAAGTATAGCCTGAACCGTCGTTACTAAAAACTTCAAAATCAGTAACAGAGTAATCTGTACGGGCGGTATCCCTCAACAGTACATTGTTTTTATAGCTGCGGGTATGGTATTTTTTCAGGTACCATTTACCCACAATAGTAACTGCAGGGCTTGCTGCCTTATCATCTTTTTTGCATGATACCAGCACACATGCCAATATGGCAATTATCAAAAAATACTTTACATGCATTGAAGGCTGTTTTAGATTAACTGGTCAGGATCAGAAGCGATAGATAAACTTAATTAAATTACTGATAATAACCCAATTATTTTAAGTAGTGCCCAGGAAATAACATTTACTAATCTCATGAATCAAATACAACTTTATATTAATGACCAACTGGTTGACCTGACCGACGATAGTCCTATTGCGCTTACTTTCCAGATCAATAACCTGGCCGAGGTTAAAAATCAACAGGGAAATACCAGCAACCAGTTTAAGCTGCCGCTAACACAGCGTAACCGGCAAATACTGGGTTTCCCGGATGACATAGCTTTTACCTCGGCCCTTCCTTATGATAACTACCAGGCAAAAATTATACAGGACGGGCTCGAGATCATCCCATACGGACTGGCAGTACTCAATAGCATTGAGCAGGATATGGCCAACGTAACCATATTAAGCGGTAATGTTGATTTTTTTGATGCCATTGATGGTAAGATATACGACATGGGTGATAGCACGAGTCAATGGAGTAATTTTGGCAAAACCTTGCTTTGGCAACCATATGATCATAAATGGGATGTCGAAAACGTGGCTACATCGCAAACCAATACAGTTGGCTGGATCTGGCCGGTGGTTGATTATGGTTTTATTGGTGAGGTTGATTTCACCGAACCCATAAATGTACGTAACCAGCGCCCTGGTTTTTTTATTAAAACAGCTATCGATCTGATGATAAAATCGGCAGGATATAAAGCTAAAGGGTCCCTGCTTAACAATCCATTGTATCCATTGCTTATTTGCCAGTTTGCTAACGATAGTTTTGAGCACGGCACCGATCTGCAAAACGCAGTTGACGGCTTGGGCCAGTCGGCCTCGTTATCATATACATCAACGTCAGATATAGTGTTAGATGGCGATCCCTTAGGTCTGAATGCAGGTAAACCCGATATCACTATGCCAATTGGCTTTCAGGAATATCATGCAACTCAAACCATTCATGGTACCGCCAGTGTAATATTTGACATGACCATGGCGGGCATAGTAGGTACCGGCAACGATGGCTATTTTGAGCTTTTTATCTATTATCGTGATGTTAATGGCGTGTCAAACCCGCGGGAAACGGTCAGATTAAATTTTGACCAGAAATCAACTCCGCCTGGCGCACGCGATCGTTTTGAGGAATTTAAGAACATCAAAATAACACATGATTTTGACTTGGTAAAAGGAGAATCGTTGTTTGTATCCTTTCACCTGCACCGTTACAATACCCGGGTGATCATTAAAAAAGGTGCAAAATTTCAGTTCGTTGCTGATCAAAAACCGGTACTTTACGGCCAGGAAATCCAGTGCGAACGTATTTTCCCGGATATCAGCCAAAAAGATCTGCTTAAAGATACCCTGCAACGCTTTGGCATTGTTTGCCAAACAGATAACAGTACCAGAACAATATCATTTAACTCTTTTGCAGATATTGTCGCCAATATTCCTGTCGCCAAAAATTGGACGGGCAGATGCATTGACCAGGGCAAAACGATCTCATTTCAATTAGGGGGGTATGCGCAAACAAATTACATGAAATACAAAGAGGATGATAATATTATACCAAAAGACTTCGCCAATGCACAGATCACCGTGCCAGATAAAACCTTACCAACCATCGCCGATCTGTTTGAAAGCCAGTTTGCGCCAACATTTAACCGCCCATACATTGGCGGCACTATTGCCCAAATAAAAAAAGCCGACACCACCAGCGATGATGAGAGTTTCAGCATTAGCACATCGCCACGGATTCTGGTTGATCAAAAAATCGACCTTCGCAATTACGGCGATAATACCAGCATAAAGTTTACTGACGGCGATGTGGCTAATGACATTACTGTTAACGATATCATATCAGTACCCTATTTTTATAAACCCGATGGCAACTATAATCTTTGCTTCAAAGATATGCCGGGTAAAACTGGTATACAGGCCGGCTTAAAAACAAACTATTATCCCCAACTGGAAAAAATACTAACGCAAACCAAAAAAGTAGTGCGTTACTTTTTACTAACCCCACGCGATATCCTTGAGCTTGATTTACTCATTCCTGTTTATCTTGAGCAGGATAGTTGCTATTACTATATTAACAAAATTGACAGCTGGCGTAAGGGGCAGCCCACAAAAGTAGAATTGGTGAAATTGGGATAATCACCTTAAGGTGGTTAAAAACAATTCTTCAATAAATTATTGTAATATTAAACTGTTTAAAAATATTTAGTCCCAATATTTTTTTATAGAAACCGCCGCTTATATTTACCAATAAAATTAGTAAATCCTAAATTATCATGTTAAAACCGGAAAGTCAGCAACAGAGCAATAAAAAAAACAAGAAAAGAATAATATGGTTAGTGAGCAGCTTTTCAATTATCTTGATCCTCGTAATCGCATTTTGGTGTAATAAAAGTTTTTTACATCTCTATTATTTTAATCTTAAGAGCAACCATTTTAAAATTAATGACAAACTATATGTTCAAGATCATTCACTTGATGGTTCATTTCTTATAACCTTATTTAGAAAAGTGAAACCTGTAAACGGTAATTTGAACGGGCAACCATTTATGGCGAGGTGTGGCTGGTTAATAAGTACTGATAGTTTACGTAAATACAAAACATCTTTTATAGGCACTTATACCGGATACGAAATTCAAAGCACCGAAAATATAGGGAACGAGTACATTCCTATGATTTTCTTTTCAATCACAACAAACAAGAAAGTATTAATAAAGGAAGACTTTAAGGGTAATCCACCGGCGGGATACGAGTTTGAAGATGGCCCTCTTTACATATGGGCTATCGAGGTTACGGACAAAGAATCTCCCATCTTCAGGAAATAAATAATAAATCGTCAAAGGTCGAATCTTTCTTATTCAAAACAAACTTCCATGTCAGGTAAAAAGAAATATAGCATACTTGCTATTTCAATTATTTTAATAGCCATCGCATTTTTAGGCTTTACTAACCGAAAATTAATAATGGCTCATTATTTCAATTACAAGGTTAATCATTTTAATAAAGGCGACAAGGTTTATGCATATAAATATTTTGTGAGTGATGTAACATCACTCGAGTTACCATTAAAGCGTTTAATCAAATCAACAATCTCCTCTGATTTTAAGCTCATATCTTCAGGAAATGCGATTGTAAATGATAGCTTAAGTAAATACAGATCATCATATATAGGCACCTATATTGGTTACAAAATGTTCCCCGCCGTTTATAAAAACAAGGAAGTAATGCAAAGCGTTTATTCGATAGAACTTAATTGGAAAGTAGTTAAAAAAAATGCGTCTACACAAGAACCCTTACCGCCAAACTACATATTTGCAGATAATAATTTCTATCTAAGCTGGGCTTCTTGTGTTAATAAAGAATTAAATAAATTCAACTAAGATTTACGCAATTAATATTGATCGTATTAATTGCACGATTTTAATTATGCCAAATAGCATTTAAAACATAAAAAATATGACTAACTATAACTACAGGCTTGATATCAGCAATGATGATATCGAGAAGACAAAAAAATACACTGATGCTTTAAATGAATTAAAAAAAGCCGTTATCGGCGTAAATAGCAAATTCCCCGAGTTTTCGGATGGTTTAAAAGAAGGAATTAAAGCTATTGGCGAGAAACTACCAGAAGTGGTAGATGCTATGCAAAAGCTAAACGAGCAAAACAAGGAACTTGCAGCATCGGGGCAAAAGCCTAAAAATATTTTAAAGGAATTAGCATCCTCATTTTTATCATGGAATTCTCTTATCTCAGTTGGAATCACTTTGCTTGCCAGTTACAGTGATGTAATTATCGACTGGGTGGCCGACATGATCAAGGGACAAACTACGCTTTCAGCCTTAGGCAAGGCAATGAAAGACAATGCAATTATTACCCAATCGCTCATACAAACCAAGTTAAAAGGAGACCAGGCGGCACAGAGTGAAATCACTAACTTAACTGCTCTGTACCGGGCCACACAAAGCCACACGCTGTCAATAGCCGAAAAAAAGAAAGCTGCAGCTGCGTTACAAGATCAATGGCCCGGAACATTTAAAAATATGAAAGATGAAGCCATTATAGCAGGAGATGCCGCAAACGCTTATGGGGATCTAAAAGAACAAATTCTTGCAACAGCCTACGCTGAAGCGGCAAAAAGTAAAATTTCTGCAAATGCAAGCAGGGCGCTGGAAAATGATTTAAAAATTGCAAAGGAACGCAAGAACAATCTTGACATTATCAAAGAGAAAGCGGCAGTAGATAGCCGCTATGAATATACTTTAAAAAATCCTGTTCACGACGAAGGCGAAACTATCAAGGGATTGGCCCGTAGTTCAGGACTTCTTGCTAAAGATCTTGACGCCAGCGACAAAATAATCTATGATTTATCAACAGATTCGAAATTATTAAACGATCAAAATGAAAAATTATATGATGAAATTGAAGCAAGGCAAAAATTAATTTCATCGGACAAAAAATTAAATGAAAGCGGTTCGGATAAAACAAATAACAGCGGCCCCATTATCCCTCATAAGAAGGTAGAAAAATCGACAATTGAACAAACCCGCTCCTCCGAGATTCTTCAAGCCAAAGCAATTGACTTTGCCAAACAAATTGAACTCGATAAGCAAAACTACGATACCGAGCTCGCGTTACTGAATAAACAACTGGATAAAAAGCTGATCAGCCAGGAAAATTACAACAAAAAAAGCGAGCAACTTCAACAGAAATTCCATCTTGGTATTGGCGATAAGATCCAGTTTTTCAATAAGAATGATTTTGCCGAAGCTCAAAAGCAAATGCAGGCGATGATAGACGCCCATCAGCATGAAGATAAAATGGAAAAAGATCAAAAAAATGTTGATAAAGCTTTGTTGCCTGGCGAAAAGTTAAATGCCGAAAAAAAATTGATCGATGATAAATACACTTACGAGATAAGCCTTGTAGCCGGTAATGCTGAGAAGATCAAGGCACTGGAAGATCAAAAGCAGAAGGATATTACCCAGTTAACACAACAATATGAGCAACAACGTACAGAGTTTGCACTGCAAAGCACGCAACAGGTATCAGATAAGGTATTTTCTATTATCCAAAACAATATCAAAACCCAAAGCGATGCCAAAATAAAAGGCCTCGAAAAGGATAAGGCGGCCGAGTTAGGTAATAAAAACCTAACCAACACACAGCGCCAGGCTATCGAAGATAAATATCAGAAAAAAGAAGCTGCCGAAAAAATTAAAGCGTTTAAAGCAGAGCAAAAGGCATCCATACTGCAGGCTGTTATAAACGGGGCATTAGCAGTAACCAAGGCTACTTCACAAACCGGCATATTGGCACCATTTGTAATACCCGGCATAATTGCTTCTACGGCCATACAGGTTGCCACCATCGTGGCGCAAAAACCACCACAATATGCTAAAGGCGGTTTACACTATCAGTCAGATGGCCGGGGTGCATTGTTATCGGGGTATAGTCGCACCGATAATACCAATGCCTACCTCCGATCGGGCGAAGCCATAGTCGTATCAGAAGCCATGCGCAACCCCTGGGCCCGTAACCTGGTAAGTGCAATCAATGTGGCACATGGAGGTCGCGACTTTTCGATACCAAATCCTGGCCGGGGATATGCCATAGGTGGTATTTTTACTGATGGGGGCAATGCTAACCGCTATTACAATCAGCCTGTTAATGATGTGAAAGATCTGGCCAATACGCTGGCCTATCAAATGATCAATAACTTCCCTCCTGTTTATGTTGATGTTAAGGATATTAACAATCAGCAAAATATATTAGCTCAAACCATCAACCGTGTAAATCTTTAACAAAATTATGCCATTCATCACATTAAACATACCTCTAACCTCTAACCTCTAACCTCTAACCTCTAACCTCTAACCTCTAACCTCTAACCTCTAACCTCTAACCTCTATGGATATTCAAATCGCCAACACCTTGTTTGATGAGGGCATTTTCTCGGCTATGTATAAGGCAGGTTTCATCACAACCAAAGTATTCATATACCGCGAAATTTATTTATGGGTAAATGCACAGCAACAAACACGCGGTATTACCAAAAACCAGGCGGTACTGGAAGCCGAAATCAAGTTCGGCAAGGATGAACGCACTATCTGGCGCGCGCTCAATTGTTTTTCTGAAAAAGCGGCTTAAAACGCTTCCACTGACAAAACACCGTCACCAGATTAAAGGAAATTTGTGCCGACATTTGTTATGTCAATTCGCCGGAACTAAAAAATTACTGAAGATTAGAACGAGCCAAAGCAAATCCAACCCATTCAAATAATTCAACAAATTCCGGTTCAAACAACCACTGACAAAACACTGTCACCATTAAAATAAACAATAACCACGACCTTTGACTTATGCCAACCGGCATTACAAACATCAAAAAAACAGTCTGTTATTCCAGGCAAAATAATAAGCCCAGTCCCCCTTTCGGACTATCTGACTTCCCGACTTTCGGACAAAATAACAATCCAATATGAGCTACAAAATTTATTTATATGACACTGAAACCGACTGCATTGGTTCAGGCAACTTATCATCGGCTTACATACAAACCCAGCTTGCGGCTGCAGCCGGCAGCGATGTTGAAGTACACATCAGTTCGGTAGGCGGCAGCGCGTTTGATGCCATTGCCATTTATGATCTCCTTAAAAAATATCCCGGTAAAGTTACTACCTATATCGATGCGCTGGCCGCCTCGGCAGCGTCAGTTGTTGCAATGGGTGGCCGGCAGGTAGTAATGAGTAAATATGCATTACTCATGATCCACAAACCTATGGTTGGCACCGGCGGCAATGCCGATGAACTCTTGAAAGATGTGCAGATGTTAAATGTAGTGCAGGAGCGCCTGGCGCAGATCTACATAGATAAATCAGGCTTAGACGGGGTTACGGTAAACAGTTTGATCAACTCCGTTACCTGGATGACCGCCGATCAGGCCCTTGACCTGGGTTTTATTGACCAGGTTGAGGATTACAGTACAGAGATCACCAACAGCGCCCTCATTAAAAATTACACCAGCACAGCCCCCGCGGTTTACCAGCGATGCATTAACAAAATCTTAAACATAAAAAATAACAACAGCATGAACATCGAAAACAAAGAACTTATCGAGAAAACCACATCGGTATTAGACAAGATCATGAACTTTTTTAAAAAAGTGGTAAACAAGCAAACCATCACCGATAAAGGCACGCTGCATCACAGCGGGCAAATTGAAGAAGGTGCCGAAGTTTACCAGGACGAAGACATGACCTCGCCAGCCATTTCTGACACTTACACCTGTGCTGATGGTAAACAACTGGATATTAAACAAGGAAAGATCCAAAGCGTGACACCTGCCGATCCTGGAAAAACACCTGAAGCAGAAGATGACGACGAGGATTTACCCGAGAGCAAATTTAAAGCCGCTAAAAAGCCTGCTGATGTACAAAACCGCATGCAACAGCTAAAAGCCCGTTTACATGCGCAAAATGCCTTACTAACCGAGGCCCGCGCCGCACTTGAAGAAGCAAATAATCACTTGCAAAAAACACGCACCGAGGTAAAAAACGAGATCAAATCAAGCTTTACCCCCGAAGGTTCAAAACGCAGCAATAAAGCGCATACCGAGCCTGCTCCGTTCTTCGCACCGCAAAGCGAGATCGCTAAGAACGCGGTTAAAAAAGCTATCGCTTCCTAAACCAATCAACATATCACCTAAACCTTCTCGCATCTAATTAACCCATCCTTACTATCCCTATAAGTAAAACCGTTTAAAAAGCTCTCCCTTTAGGGGGCCGGAGGGCTAAACTTTATGGCTCAATTCACATTTACAAACAACACCTACGCCGGCGAAGCGCTGGCAGGATTTATGGCAAGCACATTACTCGAAGCCGATTCGGTGAAACGCGGCCTGCTCACAGTAATTAACGACGTAAAAGCCCGCAAGGTAATTCTTGATGTTGACGACGACGTTATTTTGCAAAACCCTTCGGGCATATTTACCGATCAGGGTACAACCGCCCACCAAACCGAAAGCTATCTTGATCCGGTAGTTTATGAATTCATGAAACAGGAACAATGGGATAAGCTTGCCCAAAGCTGGGAAGCCCAGGCCCTAAAACCCGGTGCCTTTATGGATTACGAAGGCGTGGTTGACCTTTCAGACTTTATGGTACAGCGTTATTTAACCAAGATCCAGATAGCTAACGAACGTTTGTACTGGCTTGGCAAAAGCGCCACTAAGGAGGCAGCCTTCACCGCCGATTTCCCCGGTTTACTTCCTTCTATCGCGGCAGCATCCGGAGTTTATAAAGTAGGTTTAAGCAAACCGGCTACTTCATTGGCAGCCACAGCAATTGATGCAAACGGCATTGTAACCGTAGCCGATACCTCAACCCTTGCTGATGGCGACGTTGTTACCATTACAGGTGTTACCGGTACCAGCAAGGATACAACTAATGGTGCGCCAGGCATAGCCGTTCAGGGTCAATCGTATTTTATCCAGATTGCCGGCGCAACTTCATTTAAACTGGTACGCAATTACAACGAAGTTAACAGCCGTAAACCCGCAACTTTCAGCGGTACCGCAACGGCAGCTACGATAAACTACATTAACGTAAGCAATGTTTTACAGGTGCTGGGCAGCGTTTACGCCCAACTTGATCCCGCCGACAGGATCCAGGAGGATTTTAACTTACAGATTCCTTTGCATGTAGGTTATGCTTATGCCCAGGCACAGGCCAACAAAGCACTCAACGTTATCAATGCCTTTACCGATATGAAAAAGATGGACTACTTAGGTATTCCGCTTCAGATCATGAACCACTGGCAGGCCAATACCATTTTAGGTGCACGATCATCAAACCTATTCCTTGGCGTCGACCTTTTGGGTGATGCTTCCGAGCTATCAACCGTATACCTGAAGCCATACACCAATGACAACGTGGTGCGCATGAAAGCCCGCATGAAAGCAGCCGTAAACTTCAAATTTGCTAACGAGCTGTTTTACCTGTCGGCTTAGTGAATTGTTGATTGGGTTGATTTGGTGAGTGGTTATTGACTCATTAAACTACGACTAATCAACCCAATCAACTTAATCAACCATTTAACTTAATCAACCAATAATAACATGTCAATTTATAATAAAATAAACGCCGGTTTCAGCCTGGGTACAGATGAGCCGATCACCTCGGGTATTGAGGATGTGATCTATATTTTTAATGCAGATGATATCGTGCTCACTTATGATACCACTAATCCGCTTATTGTTAAAGGCTTAACAGCAGTAAGCAACGCGAAGGTTTACAAATTTGAGGGAACAAACAACAGCTTCAATACAACATCTAAACTAACCAAAACCCAGGTAGGCCCCCGTTATACCGAAGAGATCGATTTCAATATCGCCGGCCTATCTGTTGAGGTTAAGGCCCAGCTTATGGCCATGGGATACGGTCGTGTACGAGCCATCGCAGTTAATAACTATAACTCAAGCGATTCGGCAGTGGAACTTTTTGGTGCGGTAAACGGTCTGATCCTTACCGATGCAGAACGCAATGCCGCCGATGAATCGCTTGATGGCGGTTACAAATTAAAGCTTACCAATCCGGATAAAATGAAAGAGCCGTATCCGCCGCGTGCAGTGTATATCGCTCCAGGAACCGGTACCGCCACATATGCCAGTACCATAGCAGCTATTGAGGCATTGGTTGCGGCATAATTCATTGTGTCATGAGGTCATTAGTCATTTTATAATGGCTAATGACCATTAAGATTCTTTTTTATAACCTAAAACTAATGACCAAATGACTAATGACACATTGAAAAAAAAGTACATTCTTAAACCGGGCCTTCATCAATTTGCACCCGGTTCGGCAGCCATCCACAGTAATGGAAACTTAAGCGACGAAGAAGCAGAATGGTATTTACAGCGATACCCGCATATAGCCGCATTGTTTGTCCCCCGGCCCCCTGAAGGGGAAGTTAAAATACAGTCTAAAACTACACGCAAATCAATTGTTAACGAAGTTTCAAACAAAGGAGGTTCAATATGAAAACCTATCTCCCGCAAATTGAACGGCGAATATTGGTAAGGCCTAATCAAACCTATGGTATCCTTAACTACGATCTGGATAATGCTTATCCGCAGCGCATGCTGGAGTTAGTAGCCGGGTCGCCAACAGCAAAAGATTGCTGGAACAAACGAACAAAGTTTATTGCCGGTAATGGGTTTGAACAAAAAGATTTGGACAAACAGGTGATCAATTCCAAAGGTTTAACCATTGCTAAATTGTTAAAAGCTTTGGCCACCGACAAAGCACTATTCACCGGTTTCGGTATTCATGTAAATTACAATGCCAGCTTCAGGATCACGTCTGTGAGCTATGTAAAGTTTGAAGACATTCGCATGGGCGATTCCGACAACCCAGAGACTGCTGATAAATATGCTCTGTACTCTGATTGGGGCCGCAAAACCTGGAAAAACATCATGCGCAGCAAAATTACGTTTTTAGACAGGTATAATCCCGACCCGGAAGTAATCAGTGAGCAGGTGCGCATTGCTGGCGGATGGGAAAATTACAAAGGCCAGTTGTTTTATTTTAATCCCGAAGTTGATGATTACCCGCTGATTGAAGCTGATTCGGTATGGGAAGATTTTGAAACCGAAGCTGGAATCAAAATTTTCAACAACCGAGAAGTAACCACCGGGTTTCTGCCATCAACCATGCTTTTTATGCAGTCGCGCCGCGAAGAAGCCGAAAATACCCGGCCTGATGCTGATGAATATGCGGGTATCAATATCCCATCACAGCTTGAAAAAGACCTTGGCGCGTTCCAAGGGGCAAAAAGCGCGCAAAAGATCATTGTTATTGAATATGAAGACGAAAACTCAAAGCCAGAGTTCAAGGCCTATCCTATTCAAAATAACGACAAGCTGTTTGAAACTACTGAGCGATCTGTCGAGGCTCGCATCATCAAAGGCTTTTCGGTGCCCAAAGAGCTGATCAATGCCGAAAAATCATCGGGGCTTAGCAACGGGAGCGAAAAGAAACAGGCTATCCTGGAATTTAATGACAATACCTCCTGCGACAGAATTGATTTGTCCGAAACCCTGGCCGAAATTTTTAGTCGTTTTTACAGGGATATCAATCCTCGTAACAACTGGAACATTGTACCGGTAACAGCAATAGCAGCCGATGATACCCCAGGCATTAAGGCAGGAAACAGCATTAATGAGCTCCTGCAATCAGCCATTCCTCAAAAAAGCAAAATAGCTGCCTTAGTATATGCCTATGGCTTCAAACAAGCCGAAGCCGAAGCTATGTGCCCTTGATTATTCATAAGTCTTTAGTTTTAAGTTCTAAGCATATTAAAAAATTGACTTTTGACTTAAGACTTCTGCCTGAGGGCTTCCAACTTAAGGCTCCTCAATATCAATAAACACAATCATAAACAAACATTTCATCTCCCCACAACAGGGGTTAGGAGGCCATGCTATGATCTATTTAATCAATCAAACCATATTTCAGCAATACGAGGATATCAACGTAAATATTAAACCCGAACGCCTCAAAGTATTCATTAAAAAAGCCCAGGAGCTCGACCTGAAACCATTTTTAGGTTACGCTTTGTATTACCAATTAATAACTTATTGCAATGACGACGGCACTATAAAGGAAGATGCTCCTCAGGCTTATAAAGATCTTTTAAACGGTAGCGAATACCTTGACGAATATGGTCGTATCGTTTTGTATGAAGGCCTTGCCCCCGCCCTGGTTTATTTCACTTTTGCCCGCTTTATCGAAAACGACGCGGTACACTACACGGCAACCGGCCCGGTAATTAAACGCCACGATAATGGGGACGCACTATCATCTCCCGAGATAGTAAAACTGGTACAACAACAACGGAGTATTGCCAATGCTTATGCCAATGATATAGAAAAGTTTTTAAGAGATAACCAGGCAAGCTTTCCGCTTTGGCGCTATAATGAAAAAAATAAAAGCAGCCGCCAATCCGGTCCGCGGATCCGTGGTATCGACAAAACAGATTTCAACTACCCGGGCACAATTAACAATTACAATTTACCAATAACCGATTTTTTAAACTGATGGCAAACGATAAAAAAATAAGCGAGCTACCAATAGCAGAAACTATAAATACCTCCGATAGGTCGATCCTGATCAGTAATAACGCCGATTACCAGTTTGATTTTGCCACCCTGCTTCAATTTATTAATTCGGGATTAAATGCAGGAGCCAACCTAACCTTTGGCCCGGTGCTTCCGCAAAATACCAGCGGCAAAAATGGTGATGTATTTATCAATACCAGTGCAGGTTCCTTCGTTCAAAAAATATCAGGTGTTTGGACTGTTGTTTACACTATTGCCGCAGGAGGCAGCACAGACACAACTGTATTATACGGCACAACAGCCCCAACTACAACGACAGGCAACAATGGAGACACTTTTATAAATACCGTAAGCGGGATCTTTTACAAAAAGACCGGAGGGGCTTGGGGCCAGGTATTTTCCATGCAAACCGGGCCGCAGGGCCCACAAGGTACAAGCGGAACAAACGGCACCAATGGCACCAATGGAAAAACCATATTAAACGGTACTACCAACCCGGCCAACAGTCTCGGTACCGATGGAGATTTCTATATTAATACAGCGTCGTACTATTTATTTGGCCCTAAAAATGCAGGTGTTTGGGGCACTGGAATCTCCCTGATAGTATCGGGTGTTCAATTTGAAGAAACCGACAATAAAAACACGCCCAACGGCTACGCAGGCTTAGATGGCAGCGGAAAGATTGCGTCGGCACAGCTCCCCAGCTATGTTGATGATGTACTGGAAGTTGCAAATTATGCATCACTACCTGTAACCGGCGAAACCGGAAAGATCTATATAACTACCGATACTAACAACGAATACAGGTGGAGCGGATCGGCATACATTCAAATTGTTGCATCTCCCGGCACAACCGATGCCGTACCCGAAGGCACTACAAATAAATATTTCACCTTGTCGCGGGTGTTAAACACAATACTCACCGGTATTGGTTTTGGAAGTTCCACGGCAATATCGGCAACTGACAGCATTTTACAAGCATTAGGAAAGCTGCAGGCACAAATCACCGGTTTATTTAAGATTCCTACTGGAGGGACAAGTGGACAAATCTTAGCGAAAAATAGCAATAGCGATGGTGATTTGCATTGGATCAATGCACCTTCAGGAGGTGGTAGCGGTGGATCATCTGAGCCATCGGGACAAATTAAATCTTTTCGGGTTGATTATGGTGCTGTTGGCGATGGAGTGACGGATGATACGGTTGCTGTGAATGCGGCTTTGGCGGCAAACGCCGTAATATTTGATACAGGGGACTTTTTAGTTACCAATTTGATTAATAAATATGGGTGTAAAATACTGGGTGGTGCAAGAATATTGCAACAAACTGCAAATATGGCTCAACAGATTAACACCGCTTATGCTGATTTATACCCTATGGTTTTTGGTGAAGAATATTTGTCATCTTTTCACAAAAAGCTAATAGCAAAAACCGCTACAACGATTGTTTTATCAGGCGATAGTACTACATACGGGGTTGGATCAACAACAGGGTATGACCCGGTTAGTGTTTTAAAGGATTTAACAGCACGTCAATATGTTCAATCAGGCGTTACATACATAAATAACGGGCAATCGGGTAAAACATCACAAGATTGGCTTGATACCTATTTGGCCGTCGATTTGGCTGCAAACCCCGATGTACTTATTTTGCGATGGGGCATAAATGATGGATGGATTCATCCGGGAACCCCGAAAGATATTATCGACCGTCTTGATACTGGTCTATCGACCATACGAGCGAACTCTAATTTCACACAGGATAAATTAGCCATTATTTTACAATCGCAAAACACCACACAAGATGACGACCTCGACCATCGTGGTCAGTTATGGAACGAAGAACTTAATAACGGTTTACGGGCGCTTGCAAGAAAATACCAGTGCTGTTTTATGGATATATACGGCATGTTTCAGGACAGCAAAAGCTCGAGCGATTACTTATTGGCTTATAGCAATGGGAATATACACCCAAAAAACGCCTTCTATGTAGAGATTGCTGCAAAAACATTCGAGGTTTTATTCCCAATATTTTATCGCAATGGTGGAGTTAACAACAGAGGGCAAACAGGAATCGCAAATGCTGCGGTTCCATCTACTTACCCGTTAGGCATATCATTAGATTTCGCTTTAATATCCGATGGTTTTCCTGTAAATGGCCTGATGTTTACAACAAGGGGAGGGCAGAATGGGAACGATCAATTAGTTCAAAGATTAAATAATTACGGAAGTTCTGAAGCAGTTGAATATTTTAGGACGGGCTTTGTTAGTCAGGGAAACGCCTTTACTGATTGGGTTAAAGTGCAAAAGGTTGTTTCTCCAAGCTATGTTGATAGTGCTGATTCTGGAAAAACACCAGATACGCCAGTTTCAAATTACATTTTTGGCGTGTCCGTTGATTTTGTATTTGCAGGAAACGGCTGGCCTATTAATGGTATGTTGGTGACAACAAAAGGGAGTTATGGGGCTGCATTATCAACCATTCAAAGACTTACAAGTTATCAAGGTTCAGCGATAGAGTACATTAGGGTAGGTTCTTTCGATACAGCTGGTAATCACGGTTGGACAGATTTTAAACTTGTTAATACCACAATTCCAGTCCAATATTATTTTGAACGAGGAGTAGGTGAAACACCGAGTACAGCTCTGCCAAATAGCTATACAAATGGAATAACTATTGAATATGCTACATCAAGTCAAGGATTTCCGATAAACGGTCTCTTGGTAACCACCAAGCATTCTCAGGTTGCAAGACAGGAACTAACTTCGACGCCGGGCGCGGAAGCTGTAATGTATATACGAGGGGGCCTACTTCAAAGTGGTGGCTCATGGCAGAATTGGAAACAAGTCACAGTTTCGTGAAATAAAATTATTTAGAGACATACAATTGTGCTTATATCAAGATCTTATTCTGTAAATAGTACTTACCTATCGTAATCCGTACAATGGAAGCAATTCCACATCTAAAAAGAAATTCAAATATGTACTTATAGGTCATTTTTTAAGAAACCACACGACGCCAAGGAGAGTACATTGTTATGATATAATGATATTTCATAACACACACGCAATTTTCCTAATGAATCAACATCTACACCATGACAACATTCGAACATAGAGAGATCAGAGGCATCACCATAAAGAATATGATAGTGACTATAGCCAGCACCGTAAGCATCGTTGTTTCTGTAATGACCGGTTACTTCCAATTGAAGGGAGATATTAAAGATATCCGCTCTTCCCAGGATACACAAAGCAGAATCAACGAGATCAGATTAAAAGTCCTCGAAGGGCAAGTCAATGTACTACAGCAGGAAGTTCAGGGATTAAAAGAAGGAAAGAAATCTTAA